TAAATACGTTATCCCCCGAACCAAGAAACGCACATTCCAACTCCTGATTGACCTTACGTTTATCGTACTTAAGTTTTTTAACCATTGACTCATACCAAGATGAGTTTGGTTTATAACCCTGTGAAATTAGTTGTCTTATCTCATCAAAGTTTTTTTCTTTATTGTTATATTCAATAATTTCAACATCAGGATATTCATTACGATTTAAGTAATAATGAATAATATCTTTAACATTAACTAATGATAAATCTTTTGCATATCTTGGGTCTTTCCACCAAACCATTTCGGAAACTTTAAATTCATTCATTCCCTTTAACGCTTGGTCGTATATTTCATAATAAATTGCATCATATCCGTTTGGTGTTGATACAACTATCACCTTACCACCTGTGGATAAAGATGCCATACAAGCCGCCCAAAAATCACTATCTGCTTCAATATATGCAGCCTCGTCAAATATTAATATTGTCGGTGTATAACCACGAAGAGCATCCTTAGATGTTGCAACCGCCTTAACTTCACATCCGTTAGTTAATTTAAAATGTCTTTGTGAGTTTTTTTCAGATGAAAATCCAACACCAACCCAACTAGGCCATTGGTCAGTAAATCCTCTAATCTTATTTGCAACCTCAACCGCAGTATCTAACTTATTTGCAATAATTAAAACTTTTTCAGGACTATTCTTTTTAGCAAAAACAAGTTTTTTTGATGACCAAGCAGCTGTTACCGTAGATACTCCGGCTTGTCTATACTTTAGTGCAATATTTTCATTATAATTCTCGTAATCCTCAACCAGACTAATTTGGTCAGGAAATAACTCTAATGGGACATACTTTGAAACAGTGTTGTCATACGTCTGTAAATAAGTTTTAAGGGCGTATGGTGTTGATTTCATACACTTGGCATACTCCATTAAAACGGCTTCTTTAGATAAACTCATATACTATAAATATAAAATTTATCATAAAATAGAAAACCCTTCATCTCTGAAGGGTTTTAAAGTTTTTAGTTAATACCTAATCCTTTTAAAAAGTCATCAAAATCCTCATCATCATCGTCGTCATCATCCTCATATTTTTTCATAGTATCTTCATATTCTTCTTCTTTAAGTTCGGCAATGATTTCATCAACCATATCTTTTACCATTTTCTTTCCTTTTGGTGAACTTGATAAAATTTCACGAGCCATTGCAAAGAATTCATTTGGGGTAAGTTCTGCAAACTTAACAAGGAAATATTGTTGTAAGTTTCTCTTATCATCATCAAATAATTCATCAGGATAAGCTTCACGGAACTTTTGCCAAATAACAGGACCTAGTCTCATATCCCATATTTCACCAACAACAGTGTCTTGTGAATTGATTACAGCTTCTTGTCTTGTTTTATCTTTTGGTAATCCGTATGTTCCTGCAATTTCCATAACACCTTTAGCAAGTTCATGAATAAGGATTGGTAAGTTAACACCACGAGCCTTTACTGTTGGTGGGTCAGTCTTAGCATCTAACTCAGACATACCATATGTTGACTCTCCACCACCTGCCATACCTTGAACCATTGAGTCAGGCATTAACCAATAAAGAGAATCTGCAAATGACATAAAGACACCATACATATTCAGTAATCTTGGGTTAATAGCATTTAACTCTCTGTTTAATAATTCAAACATATAAGAAGATTGTTTAGCAGCACCCTGAATAAGTGAATTGATAAACCTTCTTTTTGCCTTTTCCAAATCAAATTTTTCAAATGAATCTATAAAATCTTCAAGTTGTTCTTGTTCTTCTTCAGAACCAAACATATCTTCAATTTCTTCATCACTTGGTTCTTCACCTTTAGCCGATAACTTACTTGAGTCAATATCATTTGGTTTAACCAATTTTACATCATATTGTAATGCTCCTTCAGGAATACCAAATTCTTTTTGAACAAGTTCAATAGCAAGTTCCTCCAAGTATTCTTTGTTTTCAGATTCAATCTGTGCAATTTCTTGCATAGCGTTCATTACCATCATCTGAAGTCTCATCATTGAATTCTGTGATGTTACATCCTCAAGACCTGTATATCTTTTTAATCTACCGATAACATCTTTAAATCTTTGGGATGCAATAAGTTGTTCAAAGTTAGATGGTTTATCCGGACCTTCAGGTGTGATTTCAGGAAATGCCTTACTACCTGAATGAGGTGTTTCACCTTTTTCAAATTTAGATTGAATATCAGGAGCCATTTTTTCAGGTCCTTCATATCCGATAGGTGCCTCATTAATTCGGTTAACCAATCTTTTTACTAATTGTTCTTTTTTCATCTTACTCACCTTTTAATTTAATATTCATTTTGCCAAAATTCAAATATGATGGTAATTCACCCTTTGGTCTTGGTTCAGCATCAGGCGCTGGTTTGAAAGGATTTTTTCTCGTAGGAGTAGTTGTTTTTTCCTTTTCTTTAGTTCTTTCCTTTTCTTTAGTTCCTGAACCTTTTGGTCTTGGTTCAGTATCTGGAGATGGTTTGAAAGGATTTTTTCTTGTAGGAGTAGTTGTCTTTTCCTTCTCTTTTGTTTTTTCTTTCTCTTTAGTTCCTGAAGATTCTATCATTTCTGAATTTTCTTTAGTTACTTTTTTTCTCATTAAATTCATTAAATCTTTTTTAGTAATTGCTGGTCTTATATTTGCTTCAACAATCTCTCTCATTTTTTGTTCCAAAATTACTTCATATGGATTTTTACCTTCTTTTAATGACTTTTTGACACCAAGAACACATCTTTCAAATTTTTTATCTTCACCTTTAGTGTAATCATCTTTCTTTTTACCTTCCAATCCTAATGATGATGTACAAATTGCAAAAGGATTTTTTTCAACTTTTTTCTTTGTTGTTTTTTTACCCTCAATCATTTCCCCTTCTTTGGTTGTTGCCATGATTTTTTTAGTTGTTGGGTCTTGAGTAATAGTTACCCCATTAACTGTTGCCCCTTTATCACCAATTTGATAAGTTTTTTGATTCGGGTTTACCGGAATTGCTTGTTCCTTAGATTCAGATTTTTTAACTGAAGTCATTCTACCAATAGGTTTATCCATTCCGACAAAACCTTGAGCATTTATCATACTCTCGTGTAAGTTTTTAATTTCTTTCAATGTCATTTTTGATAAAGTGTTTTTACTAACACCCATCTTAATGATTTCTTGGATTTGTTTTTCTGTTACCATTTTCTTCAAATTCTTTATAATACTCAAGGATTATGTCCTTTTCGTATAGTTTATCTTTAACCTGTTGTTCACTCATTCCAAAGTGAAACACTAATCTATTATCTATATCACTATCTTTTTCCCATCCTAATGCTACGACATTATCAATAGCATCTTTCATACAAAAAAAATCGGAGTTTTGAATGAGCTCCATATCTATTCCGTCTCTATTCAATACTCCTACTTTTTTAATTTCTTTGGTATCAGGTGGTGTTGGGTTCCCATTCGCAGGATTTGTATCCCAATCATCACCAAATACTTCAGTCGTTTCTGAGAAAATAAACTCGTAAGTTTTATTTCCTCTATAATTCGCCCCTAGTCCGTTAATAAAAACTAAATAACTCATAGGATATTACCTTGTGGAGATACCTTAAGTTGTTTGTTTTTATTTTCAAACACTAAATTACCTTTATTAGTTTTACCTACAAAAGTAATAAATGGGAAATTGCTAACAATCTTTTTTGATATTTCAGATTGAGCCTCAGTTAATGATAACCTTTCAATTTCTTTTGAGTATCTTACTTTTCTTGATTCTGAAATAACTTTTTGTTCTTGTTTTTTTTCTTTAATGAACTTTTTTTCGTTTTCATTAACTACAACATATTTTTTCAAAATTTTATCTACTTGAGACTCTCCGAAAACTTTAGAAAACATTCCGTCTAAATAATCCGCTTCTCCCATCTCTTCAAGTTTTGGTTCTTTCTCTGTTGAAGTTTCCTCTTCTGAATCAACATCAAATTCATCACTTTCTTCATCTTCTGAACCCATATCATCCATTTCATAGTCGGACTCTTCCTCACCTTCAAATCTTGTTAAGATTTCTTCTTTATCGTCTTCGTCTAATAAATTTAAGTCTAATGCCGACAATATTGAATTAATAATATACTTAACATCTTTACTTGATAATTCTTCTTCATTACCTGAATAATCTCTAATCTTTTGAGCTAACTTTCCAGTTAACTTTTGGATAGATTTAAATGTAACAGGTTCTCCCTCACCACCTTCTAATGGTTCTTCATCGTCCTCAGGCATATCATCCATTCCACCCATATCATCCATTCCACCCATATCATCTGAAGGTAACGAACCATCTGGAGATATTGCCAAATCATCATCTGATGGAGGAGTAGGTGACGATTCAGGTGATGG